CGATCGGGCGATCTGATTGATGTTCGAAATTGGATCAGTTGAGCCAGCTACAGTGAAGCTCAATTTGGAGCATCAATCAGATCGCCCGATCGGTCGCGCCATCGATGTTTCACTTTCAGATGACAAGACAACAATGGATGGAATTTTCAAGATTGCCAATACAACAGCTGGTTCAGACAGCTTGGTCGAAGCACAGGATGGATTGCGTGACGGCTTTTCTGTTGAAGTTGATGCCGAAGAATACACATGGGCTGAAGATGGCACATTGGTGATTTCAAAAGGTACTTTGACAGGCGTTGCTTTAACACACAACCCAGCTTTCAAAAATGCTCGTGTCGATTCCGTAGCTGCAACAGAGGGCGAAGAAGTCGCCGAAGAAGTTTCTGAATCCGATGTGGATGCAGAAAACCCAACAACACAAGAAGGAGACGAAGTGGAAAACGCCGTCACAAACGCGGAAGCCGTAGAGTCGGTGGAAGCTACTCAGTCAATCAAGGCAGCTGCACCTGTAGTGGGTGGCTCATTTACAAAGCCACGCCTAGAGTTCACAGCCGCAAAGTATGTAGAAAACACAATTCGCGCAGCAATGGGCGATGAAGATGCTCGTCAGTATGTTCGCGCAGCTGACAACACAACCGACAATGCTGGTCTCGTACCAACACGCCAGCTTTCAGAGGTTGTCAATGGTCTTTCAACAATGATCCGTCCATCAATCGATGCAATCTCTCGTGGTGCATTGCCCGATGCTGGAATGACTTTCGAAATTCCAAAGATCACAGTTGCACCAACAGTCGCTGTCACAGCTGAAGAAGGCACACCATCAGAGACAGACCAAAATTCTGCCTTCATCACAGTGGATGTCAAGACCTTCAGTGGGCAACAGACATTCTCGACACAAATTCTCGACCGCAGCTCGCCAGCATTCTTTGAGGAGCTTGTACGAAATATGGCAGCAGCTAAGGCAAAGGCAGAAAATGCATTTGTTTCAGCAGCTCTCGTTGCAGCTGCAACAGCTGACGGCACAACCACAACAACATATCCAACAGCTTCAGAGCTTCTTGGTGTTGTAGCTCGTGGAGCTGCATCAGTTTATGGTGCAACAGCTGGTCTCCCAAATGGTTTCGCAAAGAACATCATCATGGGAACAGGTCAGTGGTCAAATGTGATGACACTGAATGATTCAGGTCGCCCAATTTACACAGCTCAGCAACCAATGAACGCTGGCGGCGTAGCTCGCCCAGATTCATTGCGTGGCAATGTTGCAGGTCTTGATCTGTATGTCGATCCATCACTAGCTGCAACAGATGCAGATGGCACAATCTTGATTGTGAACCCAGATGCTTACACATGGTACGAAGGAAATACATACCGCCTTCGCGCAGATGTAGTTGCTTCAGGTCAGATCACCATCGGTTATTACGGATACGGAGCACTAGCGACAAAGATTGCCGCTGGAGCTTTCAAGAACAACAAGGCTTAATCGCCACAAACTAATCATCGGACGGGTTCTCCCGATCTCGTCCGAGCAGAATACAAAGGAGAAGTGCTCATGCCAGCGATCGTCACAGCTGCACAGTTGCGAACAGTGCTCGGTGTGAGCACTTCTCTTTATTCTGATGCTTATCTTGATGAAATTATCAACACAGCTGAAAGCGTGATTTTGCCATTGCTCGTTGCAAATCAGGTTGCTGTGGTTGATTACAAGCTCGAATCAAATGTTGCTTACTATTACACCCAACGAGCACACCATTTTGTTGCAGGTCAGTCTGTTGTTGTAGCTGGTCTCCCAGCTCCATTTTCTGCCACTGTAACTGTTGCCGCCGATAAGATCACGCCATATTCATTCACAGCTGCCATCACAAATGCCGATGTCACATTGCGAACATCAATCCCAGCTGGCACAGCAACACTTTCAGGATATTCAGCTGCAACACTTTATGCAGACAATGATGCAATCGAATCAGCTGTCTTGGTGGTCAGCGTTGAAGTATTTCAATCTCGCATCGCAGCTGGTGGACAAATCGAAGGTGTCGATTTTGCTTCAACACCCTACCGCATGGGCAAAAATCTCGCGGCTCGTGTCAGCTCATTGCTTTCAGCTTATCTTGATGTCGAATCGATTTGTCAATGACAGCGAGCACAATCGGCGGCTCTGTCCGAACACCATTGGCGAATGCATTTTCTGCATTGGCGGCTTCGATATATAGCTCTGTGCCTGAAACTGTAATCAGTCCAGCAATTGTGTTGATTCCAGATTCACCATATCTTGAACCAAATTTGATCAATCAAAGCACAACAAAGGTGCAGGTCAATTTGCTTGTGACAGCGATTGTCAATTACAACAGCAACGCTGGTTCGCTGGATAACCTCGAACAGCTTGTGATCAGCATTCTCGGTGCGATGCCATCGGGATACATTGTGGGAGCTGTCCAGCGACCAACAGTGGTTCAGATCGGTGCAGGTTCATTTCTTGCTGCCGATATTTCAGTATCAACTCAATATACACAAACCAATTAAGGAGTAACAGTGCCAACGACAATCATCACGGGTCGCGATCTCACTTTGACGATTGCGTCCACGAATTACGATGCTCAAGCAACATCCGCGACCCTAAGCAACTCACCAACGATTGAGACATATCAAACCCTAGATGGCAAGGCATACAAGCACATCGATGATCAGTGGTCATTCGCTGTTGAAATGCTTGCTGACTGGGGAGCTTCAGGTTCACTGTGCGAAGCACTATGGACGGCAACAGAATCTGCACCAAACACAACATTGGCTGTCTCATTGACAGCTGTTTCAGGCGCGGTTTTCGCATTCAATGTGATGCCTGAATTTCCAACTGTGGGCGGCACAGCACCTGATGCTCAAACTGTCAGCTTGACATTCACAGTCGTTGGAACACCAACAGAGACATTCAGCTAAACCAACAGAATCGGGAGACAAAATGAAGCTACCAATCACAATTGAATTTAACTCAGGGGAGTCTGCAACATTTGTTGCAGCTCCGCCTGAGTGGATCAAATGGGAGAAATCAACTGGCAACATCGTCAGTCAAGCACAAGACAAAATTGGTCTGTCAGATTTGGTCTTTCTTGCTTATCACGCCATGAAGCGTGAAGCCGCTGGAAAGCCTGTCAAGCCAATTGAAATATGGACTGAAAGCATCGCTGAAGTAATTGTCGGTGATGCAAGCCCAAAAGCTATCCAGTCGGAAGCCTAAGCCGTATTGTGTGGGAGCTATCTTTGAGCACAGGGATAGCTCCACACCAATTTGAAACAGCTGAGGATATTTTGACTGTTATTGAATTATTGGAAAGGCGCAAAAATGGCAGCAAATAAGGCAGCCTCTGAAGGCATTGCCTATGACAAAGCTGAGCTTCGCGCCATCGTCAAATCATTCAAAGCCATGGATGATGAAGCTGTGAAAAAAGCCAAATCTGTGTCAAATGATTTGGCAACTTATGTGCAAGGCAAGATTCAAGGCGCAGCTGAGAAAAGCAAAAATTTGCTGGATGACAGAATTGCCAGCGGTTCAAAAGTTTCAAAGTCATCAAAGGTTGGCGAAATATCTTTTGGCTTTGCTTCACAAAAGCTTTCAGGTGGCGGCACAACTCAACAGCTTTGGGGCGGTGCTGAATTCGGATCGAACAAATATAAGCAATTCCCAATTTGGTCAGGTCAATATGGTCGCGGCTCTCGCGGTTGGTTCATATATCCAACATTGCGAGCCGAACAGCCTGAAATCCTGAAAAGGTGGGAGAATGGCTTCTCTGAGATTGTGAAGGAGTGGTGATGGCTGGCACTGGAAGTCGTACCCTAAAGCTCTCGATTCTTGCCGATGTAGCTGATCTCAACAAAAATCTCACATCAGCCAGCAAGGATGTCGATTCATTTGGCGACAAGGTCGGAAAGGTTGGCGCAGCTGTTGGAGCTGCATTTGTAGCCGCCGCAGCCGCAGCTGGCGCATACGCGGTCAAAATCGGCGTGGATGCTGTCAATGCTGCAATCGCGGATGAAAAGGCTCAGACACAGCTTGCAACGGCTATCAAGGCAGCCACAGGGGCAACCGATGCCCAAATTGCATCCATTGAGAAGCAAATCCTGAAAACATCGCTTGCAACAGGTGTTGCTGATGATCAGCTTCGCCCAGCTTTGTCACGCTTGGTGCTTTCAACCAATGACACCAAAGCTGCAACAGATTTGCTCAACCTTGCATTGGACACAAGCGCGGCAACAGGCAAGCCGCTGGAAACTGTCACAAATGCTTTGGCAAAGGCTTATGACGGCAACACAACAGCTTTGGCAAAGCTTGGAGTCGGATACAGCGCAGCTGAGCTCAAAGGTAAAGATTTCAACACAATCGCTGGCGAGCTTTCAGATTTATTTGGCGGCGCAGCTGCAACCAACGCTGGCACATATGAAGGACAGATTGCAAAAATCAAGGTTGCCTTCGATGAAGCTAAAGAATCTCTTGGTGTGGCATTGCTGCCAATTGTTGAAAAATTCATCGGTTTTCTTAGCGAGACAGCTTTGCCTGTTGTCAATAAATTGGTCGATGCTTTTGGCAACAAAGAAAATGGGCTCAATAGTTACATCACCACAGTGGGCAACACAATCAAAACAGTTTTTCAGCCAATTCTCGAAGGCGCAAAAAGTGCATTTGATTCAATCAAAACAGCGATTGATAACAACAAAGAAGCTTTTCTTGCATTTGGTCAATTGATTTCAACCTATGTTGCACCTGTTATCGGCACAGTGTTGGGTGCAGCTTTGAAGGTTGTTGGCACAATCGCCGGTGGTGTGATTGATGTTGTGGGCAAGGTTGCAGGTGCAATTGTTGCTGTGGTCAATGGAGCAATCTCAGCTGTGAATGCATTGATTTCTGCTTACAATTCCATCCCAATTTTGCCCAATGTGCCAACAATTCCAAAAGTCTCAGCACCAACAATCACGATTCCAAAGGTGGGAACAACAAGCACAACATCAACAACTTTGCCATCAATCACTGTGCCTTCAGCTACTGGCGGCACAGCAACAGGCGGTGGCGGTGGAGTTAAATCAGCAACATCATCAGCTGCATCAGCGGCAGCGGCAACATCAAATGTGGTCACAGGTTCATTTGGGGCTGGATCATTCAGAGCAGCTGAAGCGGCTTCAATGGTCACAAATAACATCACAGTGGTTGGAGCTTTGGACAAAGAAGGCACAGCGCGAACAATCGTTGAAACATTGAACAATTCCACATATCGTGGCGGTGGCGGTGGAGCTGGAGCACTAATCGCATGACACAGTGGCAGCCAATTTGGCGTGTGAAGATCGATGGCACTGACTACACCAACGCGATTCTTTCAAATCTGACCATCAAAAGCGGTCGGACAAATATCTATGAACAAGCGGCGGCAGGATATGTCAATATCCAGCTGATTGATGTTGATCAGATTTCAATCCCAGTTTCAATCAATAGCTCCATTTCTGTTGAGCTTAAAGATACTTCAGCAACATTTGTGCCGATCTTTGGCGGCAATGTGGTTGATGTGGCAATTGAAGTCAGGGATGTTGGCTCGGTTATGTTTTCGCAGACATATAACATCATCGCTTTGGGAGCTTTGGCGCGATTGCCAAAAGCTTTGACCAATGGTGTGCTTTCAAAAGATTTTGATGGCAATCAGATATACACAATTCTCGCCGCTGTGCTTTTTGATGCATGGAATGAAGTGCCAGCATCAACAACATGGGCAAGTTATGATCCGACAACAACATGGGCAAATGCTGAGAATTCAGGGCTCGGAGAAATCGATCGCCCAGGTGATTATGAGCTTGCTGTCAGAGCTTCAAGTCGGACAGATGTTTATTCTTTGGTTTCAGCTTTGGCAACATCAGGGCTCGGTTATATATACGAGGATGCACAAGGTCGCATCGGCTATGCAGACAGCACACATCGAACAAGCTATCTTGCAGCAAATGGATATGTTGATCTCGATGCCAATCATGCTCGCGCAGCTGGGCTTCGCATTGAAACAAGAGCTGGCGATATTCGAAACAATTTGACCATCAAATATGGATCGACTTCTTCAGCTGAAGTCAGTGCCAGCGATGCAGCTTCGATTGCTTCATATGGTCAGCTCTCACAGATCATCAACACCACATTGCACAATTCAGCCGATGCCACATCACAGGCAAATTTCTATTTATCACTCAGAGCCAATCCATTTCCAATTTTCAGCTCGATCACTTATGACCTGACAAATCCTGAGCTGGACAATTCAGATCGAAACAGCTTGATCAATGTTTTCATGGGAATGCCTGTGGCGTTGGTTAATCTGCCATTGAACATGAATAGCGGCACATTTCAGGGCTTTGTTGAAGGTTGGTCATTTCAGGCAAGCTATAACCAACTCAGCATCACCATGAATCTTTCACCACTAGCTTTCAGCCTTCAGGCGATGAGCTGGGATGATGTACCAATAACAGAAACATGGACAAGCGTGTCGCCAACGCTTGACTGGCAATCTGCAACAATTGTTGCCTAACGAAAGGAAACTCAAATTAGCAACCCAACCTCGAACTTCAACTGGCAAATGCCGCAAAATTCTGATTTGGTCACAGACCTTCCAGCTGATTTTGAGGTATTTGGTCAGGCGGTAGATACAACATTCGCTGATTTAAAAGGCGGCACAACAGGTCAAGTGCTGGCAAAAGCATCAAACACTGACATGGACTTCACATGGACAGCTGATGCTTCAGGAATCCCAGCAACAATCTTTGATGCCAAAGGCGATTTAATTGCAGCAAGCGCAGCTGACACGGCGGCTCGATTAGCTGTTGGCACAAATGGTCAAGTTTTGACAGCTGACTCAACAGCTTCAACAGGCTTGGCATGGAGCACATTGTCAGCTGGCGGATATACATTGATCTCAACAACAGCGATGACATCAGGAACAAGCATCACTCTGAGCTCAATTCCATCAACATACAAGCATTTGTATCTGACATATACTGGAATGTATAACAGTGCTGGCACTGACATGGCGGTCAGATTTAATTCAGATACAGGTTCAAATTACAGCGTGTGGGATTTTGGATATTACGGAGCAAGCACATTCGGTACAGGCGGCGGTGGCGGCTTGAACAGAATTGTTTTCAGTGATGCTTTTACAACTGACACATCAGTTCGATCAATGGGATCGCTTTTTGTTTCAAATTACACAAGCACAAATACGAGAGCAAAACTGATCAATGGAATGTACACAGTTTATAACGGAAGCCAAAGACAAAGAGTGTCTCAAGGCTATTATGGAAGCTCATCAGCAATTTCATCAATAACAGTAACAACAACTGGTGGCACAGCAACATTCACAGACGGCGAATTGAAACTTTATGGGGTGGCGTAATGATTATTGAGCACAATGTTGAAACAGGCGAAATCACTCAAAGAGAGTTAACGCCTGAAGAAATTGAACAAATTGAAATTGATGCAGCAATCGTGGCTGAAGAGCAAGCTGCAAAAGCAGCAAAAGCTGCCAGCCGTCAGGCTGTTTTGGATAAATTAGGGCTGACAGCTGAAGAAGCTGCAGCATTGTTCGCATGACATATCCAATCGGCACAGCTGCACATTTCATCGATGTCGCATTGGCGGAAGTCGGCACTGTTGAAGAAGGCGACAACCTGACCAAATACGGCAAATTCACCAAAGCTGATGGATTGCCGTGGTGTGGTTCATTTGTGAATTGGTGTGCAGCACAAGCTGGCATCAAGCTGCATTCAGTAGTTTCAACAGCTTTGGGTGCTCACAAATTCAAAGAGGTTTCGCGCTGGCATGAAACACCACAGCTGGGCGATTGTGCCTTCATGGACTTTCCGCATGATGGCATCGACAAAATCAGCCATATCGGCATCGTGGTCGGAATTAAGGCAAAGTCTGTGATCACCATCGAAGGCAATACAAGCGGCACAGGCGATCAGCGCAATGGCGGCATGGTCATGATCAAGGAGAGAGAATTCGGTGCTGGAAAGTCTGTGGTTGGTTTTGGGCGACCAAAATTTGTGCCATACAAAGGCGAATATCCTGTCATCGAAATCAAGGAATCAGCACCAAAACCTTCAAAGGAGAAGAAGAATGGAAAACTTAAAACCATTGCTGGCAAGCTGGGCTCGTAGCTTTTTCGCGGCAGCTCTTGCGCTTTACATGGCAGGGGAAACCGATCCAAAGACTTTGGCAATGGCAGGTGGCGCAGCTGTTGCGCCTGTCGTATTGCGTTGGTTAAATCCAAATGATTCAGCTTTCGGGGTCACACGGGGAAGATGATCTCGAAATGGTTACGGCTGGCAGCGTTGATTGTGGGGTCACTTTCAATGCTGTCAGCTTGTGGCTATCAAGGCTATACACGCTATCCATGCCAAGAATTTGAGAATTGGCAAAAACCTGAGTGCAATCCGCCGCAATGTGATGCTGTGGGAATCTGCAC